ATCTACTACCACCGAAAACGGTACTGTTAAATTTAAGGGCAAATTCCAAGAAGCCGAAGCAGTTAATAAAAATAAAAGAATGTATCCTTTTAGCGTTCTAGATGAGAATGTTAAAAGGCTGAATGACCACATCAAAGGAAGAGGATTAATTGGTGAGTTGGATCATCCAACTGACAGTATTATTCACTTTACTAATGCATCTCACATTGTCACACAATTGTGGTGGGAAGGTAATACTTTGATGGGAGAAGGTGAAATTCTTAATACTCCTCATGGAAAAGTTTTAAAGAGCCTCATTAATGATGGGGTTCGTGTTGGAATTAGTTCAAGAGGCGTAGGGAATGGGAAAGTGAATGAAAATGGAATTTTAGTGATAGGAGAAAGTTACAAACTCATCACGTTTGATGCCGTAGCTGACCCTAGTACTTCGTCGGCTTTTCAAGAAAAAGTCACTAAGGCTAAGAAAGAGGCCGTTAATAACAATAATGTTACTAGTAGTTCATCAAAAAATGATGGCGACGGCATACATATTGTTAGTAAAGAAGCTATTGTGGCTGCACTCAGCGGCATTATAAAAGAAGAAACAGACAAAATAAAAAGTGAGGTTAAATCTAATGGATAGAATTATTGAGTCATTAAAAAAACTCTTACCCGAAGATCAGGTAAATGAAGTTGCTTCTGCTGTTGAGGAATCTTTGCAAGAATCTAAAGGTGAAGTTAAAGAAGAACTTGAAAAAGAGTACAACGAAAAGTTGGAAGGAGCTTATTCCGAGCTTTCATCCGAGCTTTCCGATGCAGAAAAAACAGCAGAAAAAGGTTACGGAGAAGCATTTGAAATCATCACTGATCTCAATGCACGTCTTGGCACTCAAAAAAGTGAATTTGATGTTGCTTTAGAAGAAGGCTATGAAGAAGCCTATCAGATGTTAATTTCTGAGCGTGACAAAAATGAAAACATCGAAGTCGAAATGTACGACGAGTACGATAATAAACTCGCTGAGATGAAAGAATATATCGTTGACAAGGTTGACGAATTTCTACAACACAAAGGTTCTGAAATTTATGAACAAGCCAAACAGGACATTCTCAATGATCCCCGTATGGCCGAACATAAAGTGGCCTTTGATAAAGTTGTTGATATTACGTCCGATTACCTCTCCGATGAAGACTATGCCAATAACACTAGTGCTAAACTAGATGTGGTTGGTAAAGAAGTCGAAGAACTTAAGGGACAACTAAAGGTTCTCGAAGCTAGAAACATTAGACTTTCTACAGAGAACAACAAGCTTAACGAAGCTGTCCACGAAACTCAGCAGATACTTGTTGAACAACGAGAATCAGCCGAAGCAAACGAGGAAGCAAACGTTATTGCAGAACAGAAAGAAAGAGAATCGAAAGCAGAAGAAATTGAAGGAAAAGGACAATCTGTTGTGGATGAAAAAGTTGAAGTCATTGCTGAATTCAATGAAAACAACGAAGCAACCACAGAAGATACGAATGATACCGTGTCCGCAGACGAAGGTTTGGATGATCTTCTAACTCTCGCAGGCATAAAAAAATAAACCATTAAAGATTTAAGAGGTTAAAAATGAATATTAACGGAAGATTGCTCAACGAAGCAAAAGAACTTGAAGGTCGTTGGGGTCAGACTGGTTTGCTAGACGGTATCGAAGACAAAAGTATTCGACAAACTACAGCCGTTCTGCTTGAAAACCAGAGACTCGTCAACGAAATTTCAACCGATACGGGCGACGTAGCCCAATTTAAGAGAATTAGCATTCCGCTAGTTCGTCGTATTTACCCACAACTGATCGCTAATAAGATCGTTTCCGTGCAGCCATTGCTCGGCCCAACTGGACTCGTATACTACTTACGTTTCCGTTATGCCACGAACAAGGGCAACATGCTCGGTGCTGATCTTCAAGGTGCTTTCAGCACAGCTAACGATGCTGGATCAATGCAGCAGCTAGCCGATGGTACTGCAAACCTTTCGAACTTCTACTCCTCACAGGTTGTAAGTAAGGAAGCGAGTTTCACTTCTGGTACTGCTTTTGGTGCCAGTGATTCCGACCCTGATTTTACTTTGCTACACACTCCAGTTCTTGCTGGTACGGTTGTTGGCGAAGTTTACTCAAATGCATCAACACCCCTGCTCCAGTCAACACTGACTATTAACAGTGCTGGTGATGAGGTTACGCAGGTTGTAACTGTTGCTGATGGTGTTGTGGCGACCGGCCTGAAAGTCGATCTGAATCACGCCACTGGCGTATTTGCATTGGATGCAACTACAGTGTTCTCAACAAACTATACGTGTGAATGGACTTACGAGTACAACATGGACGGCAATACGGATCTTCCCGAAGTCAACTTGGCTATCGAAAGTGAAGAGATTGCTGCTAAGACCCGTAAGCTGAAGGCTGTTTGGTCCTATGAAGCACAGCAAGATCTCCGCTCGCAGCATAACTTAGATGCTGAAGCTGAACTGACTGCTGTTCTTGCACAGGAAATCAACCTTGAAATCGACCGTGAGATCATCAACGACCTCATTACCTCTGCTGGAACCACAGCAACGTGGGACTTGACTACTGCCGCTGGTACGTTCTCGTGGGGCGACACAATTAAAGAGAGATATGAGTCGCTGTATGTTAAGATTACGGAACTTTCAAATGTAATCCACCGTAAGACTCTGCGTGGCGGAGCTAACTGGGTTGTTTGCAGTCCTGAAATCGCAGCGATTTTCGAGACGGCAACTGCTGGTTTCGCTCCTGCTCCAAGTGAATCTTTCACGAGTTCACTCGGCGTGCAGTATGTCGGAACGGTTGCAAATAGATGGCGTCTGTATAAAGATCCTCTGTTCCCCGCAGGCAAACTGCTTCTGGGTTACAAGGGCGACAGCTACATGGACAGCGGATATTTCTACTGCCCATACGTTCCGCTGACACAGACTCCAGTAGTCTTAGATCCCGAAGGTTTCGTTCCTCGTAAGGGTATCCTCACCCGTTACGGTAAGAAACTACTCCGTGAAGGTGCTAAGTTCTACGCTACTCTGTCAATTACTGGTCACACAGTCTAATTGAAAGTGTAAACTAGAGTATAATAAAACCCCCAACTCTTCGGAGTTGGGGGTTTTTATTTTTATATGATTTTGTTATAAAGTAAGCTTATTGTTTGGATAAAATATGCTTACTTTTAAAAAGTTAAAAACTCTCATTAACTCCATTCCTGAAAACGAACTTGACATTCCTGTTCAAGTTTTTTCCTCTAATCACAAATTACAGCCTATTTTGTATTGCGCAAAATTAAAAGATTGTTGTGATTATCCTGATGGTTCTGTGGACTTAGCAATAAGTTCAATTGACAACGAACCTAATCCTAATCATTATATCTTATTATCGGAGTAGGTTTATTAGAAATGAGTAAAAATATGCTTGATGGATACCCAGAAAAATTAAATCAAAGAACAAAAGACAAACTTATAGAAATAGTAAAAGACAAAGCTCTTGAATTTGGAACATTTGTTCTTAAGACTGGCGAAAAAACTAATTTTTATTTTGATTGCAGAAAATTATCAATTGACTCTGAGGGTCTTGATATACTTATTCAGTCCCTTCATGTCACATTAAGGATGTCCTCAGTTGGGCGAGAACTTTATGGAGGTTATGAATTTGATGCTATCGGTGGCCCATCCTTAGGTGCTGATACTATCATTGGTGCTTTTTTATACAATCAAGGAAGAGTAAAAACGCATATTAGAGGTTTTCTAATTAGAAAAGAAACTGATGTGCGAGGAGATAGAGTAGTTGGATCTGTTAAAAAAGGAGACAAAGTTGTTATTGTAGAAGACGTTGTGACATCAGGGAAAACAGCACTTAGTGCTGTACGGGCTATTGAAGAATTTGGTTGTGAAGTTTTATGTGTCATCTCTGTAGTTGATCGATTGGAAGGTGCTAAAGAGTTATTTAAAAAAGAAAATATCCCATTTAGTTCTATGTTAACAATAGATGACGTGGCCCAAAAAACATATCAA